CGAAGCGTCACGAGTATGCGCTGATCTTCAGAAAGCCATGAGCATGAGCGAACAAGTGCTGCACCCGGTGCAAAATCATGACGCACCGAATCGAATGACGTCGAACATCACGCTGCGAGCGTATGAGGTTTATTGCCACGTGTATGGCGAGCAGAAGGCGCTCGTCACTGGCTTTTGCCGTGGCGGATTTTCAATCGAAGAATTGATCGCGTTTTTGTATGCTCACTCGTTTCCAAAAGAGGAATGGCGAAGTCGTGTTGATGAAGCGTTCGCTGGCATAAAACGCGCGCGAAGCAAGCCATGAGCATGAGCGCGCTACCATTGCAGACAGACTTGCTGCTCGAATACGGCGAGCGAAAGATCACGAGCAGTCGCTTCATGACCCGCCCACCGCCTTGGGCGTCGAGCTTGCTTTGCGACGGTGATCACGGCGAGCCGCAGTGCTGCGATCCGTTTTGCTGGCTCAGCGTCCCGATTCAATGCCACTGCGCATCATGCTGCGTCGTTCGCACTGCGATCAGACACGGCACGCTGTCACCGTGAAAGACACAGCGCCGACGCTGCCGATTCGCGACGCTGCGCATCCTGAAGTGAATCACGAGCTGAAGTGCTCGACTGAATTTTTCGATGCGATCGCATGCTTCAAAAAGACGTTCGAGATTCGTCGCAACGATCGCGACTTCAGAGTTGGCGATCGATTGATGCTGCGCGAATGGGACGGTCACAAGTTCATCGGTCGCTGGCTCGCGCGTCGCGTCACCTACATCACAGACTATGAGCAGAAGAAAGGCTTCGTCGTGATGTCGATCGATCTCGACTACATCAAGGCGCGTCGCTGAAGCGTCACCGATTCCACGGCCAGAAGCTGTCGATCGGGCTGTCCTGCCCCGTCATGTCGGGCGGCGGCGCAACATTCGTCACGCCATCTGGCAATGCTTTTGTCGCTCTTGGGACAAGCGCGTTGCGCGTAGGAATCAGGTCTGCGTTCACAGCTTGCATCAGCGCTGCGTCATAAGGTGCATCAGGTGATAGTGCTGGCATGTCGTCACGCTTACACACGAGCGCGATCGACGTCAACAGCGCTTCACGGCAGAGGGAAGTTCTCGACGTGTATGAATGAGTTCATGTTCGTGCCGTAGGCGTCTGCAGCAGGACTACTCGACGGCACGCCACCGCCTGCGCGATTCCACCACATGAACGACATGCCTGTCGCGTAGAGATCGATCGTGTTCTGAGCGCCTTGACTGCCCCACGGGCCGTTGTTCACGCTCCCTTGAATGTTCGTGTGAAAGCCGACGTCGTTGTTCGTGAAAAACATCGCGCCGCAATTCAACACTGCGCCCCAGATGCGCCCGCCGTGATGACAGTGCGTGAGATAGCAAAGCGTCACAGGGTAGCCGTATGCAGGATTCGGCGGAAAGTATCCCGCGATCGATGCTTCACCGAGGATGCCAGCGCCACACGCGTTGATGTAGGTCTCTTCAGGTGCGAACATCGGGCTGGCGCTTACACCGAAGTCGCAATCTGTCGCGCAGTTCTCTCTGTAGAAAGCGAGCGGGCCTGCACTCGCAAAGCCCTTGATGTGATGAATCGCCATGCAGTATTCGACTGCTGCTGGATAAGCACCGAAGCCGAAGCCGGCGTAGCCTCCATCAGAAGCGATGTCTTGCACAAGCATCATCCCGTAAGGGAACGAAAGATTGCCGATGCCCCAGTCGTTCGTCAGATCAGCTGTGCATTTTAAGATGGTCGGGAATCTCACGAGCTGCATGCCAGCGATCGCTTGGTGCGTAGAATACGGCAGCAGCGCGCTGCGATTGTGAATTGTCAGCGTCAGCTCGCGCGTCACTGTGTTGATCGCAGTGACTCGACAACCGCCACTCCATGACGTGTGGCAGCGTTTCAAGTAGACGCAATCGCCAACAGCGAAGTTGGTCATCACGGTGCCGACAGCGAGCGTCACTTTCTTGTGCGTTGAATCGATGTATGTGATGCCACCGCTCGCGTCGACGTTGTAGGTCTCATGGGGCCAGCCGATCAGTGAAATTTGCGAGCAGTGCGGGTGCGAGAACACGATCGTGCTCGCTTGACTGAACACGCCTTTGTAGACGTGAATGCGCGCGAACTTGTCAGTTGGAATCGAGTATTGCAACAGATGATCGTGCGCTGCTTGCACTGTCGGAAAACAAAGCTCAGGCGGCTGTCCGGGATAAGTTGACGGGACATACAGATCGAGATCGTTCTGCAGCGTGAACGCTTGCACGTCGAACTTCACGTCATCGCCTTCGTCTGTGATGACGATGCCAAAACCTTGCTTGACGCGCTTGAAGCGCATCACGTTGCCTTGCGTGTCTTTGTAGAAACCTGGCCCTACGGTGTCAGCGCCGATGTTCGTGCCGATCATGTTCTCACTCGGGCCGATCTGCACGATCACTTGAGCTTCAGGGATGCGATCGATGATCAGCTTGATCTTGAACGTGTAGACGCTCGGGCTTGCAGGATCGACGTGATCAGGCGGATCGTTGAAGCAGTTCGCTGCAGAGTAGAGTCTGTCAGCTTCACCGCCGACATGAGCGAGCACGCCCACTTCGCGCAGATCGAATGCGTGAGGCGCATCACTGCTCAAGAATGAACCTTCGACGAGCAGAGTGCCATCGCCGTAGTCGCGCTGCGCTGTGATGTTCACGAGAAGCTCTTGAACGATCAACTGCGTCAACGGGTAGATGTCGCTCGGTTGCGATGCGCCGCCGCTGCCGATGACGATCTTGCTGACGTTCAGCGTCTCTGCGTGCTGTGCGCGTCCGAGCATTGATTTGCCTGCGTTCGTGAAGACTTGTTGTGCGATACTCATATTGGTCAAGGATAGTTGATTGGTTTTGCGCTTTCTTTCGAGATGAATCTCAGACTCATGCCACACCAGCCGATCATGCACGTGCTGCTGATCGGACGAACGATGCCGTCACACCAGCGACTGATCGGCTTGTAGCGATCGATCAGCGCGAGCACAGCTTGTTCGTCCTCAGGTGGAATCTGCTCTTCGTCGACGACGACTCTGAAGCGATAGCGATCGTGCCAACCTGGGTTCGGGTAGTTCGGCGGCCATGACGTAGGCAGCTTCTTGTTGATGATGTTTGCTGTGCCGACGCCAGCGTCAGTGATCACCAGCGGCGGGCCAGCGATGAGTGTTGAAATTTGAAAGCTGTTCGCTTGTGCATTCACGACTGCATAGAACTGATCAGCGACAATAGGCGCAGGCAACGTGCCGCCAGCACCAGCATCGAACGTGATCACGTCGTCGAGCAGCAGCCCGTGTGCATTCAGATTGAATCTGTTCTGCGGAACGTTCACGTCAGCTGCTCTGAAGTTCATGTAGAATGCGATCTCGATCGTAGGATCGAGATATTCGAACCACTCTTTGAGCGTTGCGCCGCCGTTCGGCCAGTAGGTGTTGATCACGCTCTCGACGAGATGCTTCGTGCCTTTCGTCCTGTGCCACTCGATCGACATCTGCACGAGATTCTTGCGAAACGTGAGGTCACGCGTCGTGTCGTAGAAGTCGACGTGAAACTGCCACGCGAGAATGTCGACGAGCTTGCTGTCTGTCAGCGACATGATCGACGGGATGAAGATCACTTGCCCTGTGTCGTCGATGATCTCATACATCTGCTGGTCGAACGCGAAGCAGCCAGACTGCACTTGCGCGTCGAAGTTGAAGCTCGGTGCGCACAGATCGAGCAGATGCCCAGTGCGCAGTGTTGTTCCCGGCGCAGGAATAGGTGGCTTCGGTACCACGGGGCGAGCGCTCCGCGACGCACTGAGCCACCCACCGACGACATCATACTTGCCTGTCTCTAGGTAGACGCGATTCTCTTTAAGACCGACGTCAACGCCGGCGAGCTTGTAGATGCCGCTCACGAGTTTGACGTATTGGCCGCTCACAGACGCCAAGGCAGCGCCAGTCAGAGTGTAAGCGCCTTGTGCCAAAGTCATGCCTTTGGCTCTAACGAATGACGTTGCTTGTCCTGCCAGCGCGTATATTCCGCTGGATATTGAGAAGATCCGCGCCCGTGGAAAAGCGGCGGGTTCGCCTGTCAGGACGTAAGCACCTGTCGTCGGTTGGATGGTAGGCGGTGGTGGAAAATACTTGGCATTTAGGTAGTCAACGACCGATTGCCGGTCAGTGGCCGAGAGCGCCGAGTTGTAGAGAATGAACTCAGCGATATAGCCATCGAACTTGTAGGTGACGAGATCAGTGAGGGCACCAATGACAAGGTAGTTGCTGATGTTATCGGTGCCGAAGTTGCCGCTGCCTCTTTGAACGTTGTCGATGTAGAAGAAACTGGACGCCCCATTGTAAACGGCGTTGTAAATGTGAAACGCGGAACCATCGAACGGGAGCGTAAGACTGGTGCCAGTGCTTGTGCCAACGACGATGTTGCCAGACGTATCGAAATAGATGAGTTGCCGCGTCCCAGCTTGATAAGTGTCCCATAGCACCGCGCCAGTTGCGCCATTGCTTGTGCGCTTGGCAACGATGAAGAAACTGTCAGGCTGATTGAACGCTACAGGGTTGAGCGTGCCTAGTGCATTCTGATTGCTCTTGTTGAACAGAATAGCTGGCTTTCCATTGATGACGTTCGTGTGAAAGACGGGTGGGATATTCGTGGGATGCACATGCCAGCCAGACGGACTGGAATCGTTCCACTGCGTGAACGTCGCGCCGTCAGCCAACGCTAACGAGTCAGCCTTCAGCCACCAGATGCATCCGGCGATGTCGGTCGGTATCGGCATCCCGAACCTTTACGCCAATTGCAGCAAGCCGTTTACGTTATCGAAGTCGAGCGTGAACGTTTCACCTGGGTTTAATATCACGTCTTGCCCGTAGTCGAAAAAGCAGATCAGCTCTTTGTTCGTCGCGCTGTTGTTGTAGACAGCGATCCATCTGAACGTCGCGACGGGAGCGCTGCCAGAATTGCTCAGCACGAGATCGTTGACGATCAGCTTGTAGATGCCGCCTACTTGCTGCGACGACGCGACGCTGAGCACGCGTGACGAGAGATTCGTGTATGCGATCTCGCTCAGGTTCGACAGCTGAGTGTTGCCAGCGACGGGTGGCGTCGCGTTCGGACACAGCGCGATCATCAGCTGATCTGCGCCGAGATTGTGAACCTTCTCAGCGAGTGCTTCAACGAAGGAGTTGAACTTATTATATGTTGCCATGTTTGTTTCTCTTTCTTTTGTTGGTGAGGTTTTTATTCGTCTTCTAATCCAGTGCCGTCGCTTGGGAAGGTGATGATCGGCGCGACGTTCGGGTCGTGAACAGCAAGCTGATTGTATGCCATGACTTGAAAGTCAGGCGTCGGCGAGTTGATCACTATGCGCTTCGCGCCTGCTTCAAGACATCGTCGACGCAGCTCGTCACCGATGATGTCGCGCGAGATGTAGCTCCCTGTCCACGCAATCCAGTCGCTGACAGCTTGTGCGACGTTCGCCTGAATCGTGTTGAGCAGCACTTCGTTCGTGCGCAGCACATAGTAGGTGATGTCAAGCGTGTAGTTGAACGCCGTCGCTGGAAACACCGACACGTAGTCTGTCACAGGACGTCGCGTGTCAGCGCTCACGACTGGCTTGACTACGTTGTCGCAGAAGTCTTGCGTCGGAATCACGCCGTCACGCAGCAGCGGATATATCCAGACCTCGCCTGCGATCTCTGGCGAAGAGTAGATCACTGCTTGAATGATGTCAGGATGCGCCGAGAGCGTCCAAAACTCGTAGGCGTCGTGTGGCCCGCATGTCGAATAGCTTTCGATTGCGAGCCAGATGCGGTAGCGATACTGATCGTCTGTCTCTCTGTCACTGCCGCCTTCTGTGACTGTGGTGTTCGCAACGTTGAGACCGAACGGCTGATTCCAGTTGATGACACTGTTGACTTGCCCGGGTGCAAAGCCGTTGCCGAGAGCGCCTGCGACGTTCGCTTGCGCTTGCACGTCGACGCTGAGCGAGCCTGCTGGGATGATCGCGCTCGTGAGTGTCGTGAACACGACTGAGTTCGGCGCTTGACATTGAGTGCCTGCTTGAATTGTCACGTCGAATGCGAGCGCTGAAGTGAGCGTGAACTGCAGCGTTGTCGTTGCATTCGCTGCCTGCAGGCGCAGCGTTCGATTGCCATGAAGCGCAGCAAGATTGTCGAGGTAGCTGTCGTTCGCGTATTTCAAGAGATTCTGCTTGCCTGTGAAGTCGATGATCACGCGCTGCTGACTGAGCCAGTGACACACTACCAACAAGAACAGACGCACAGGATCGCCCGGTGCGAGCGTCTTCGCGATGTTCGTCAGTGTCACGAATGCGAGCTGATAGTCTGCGATCACTTCATTGACGATGATTGCAGGGTCTTTGTCGGCGAAGTCTATGTCAGGCACGAACGGCAAGCCGTAGTTCGGTGCAGGTGGCACTCCGAGCAGACTCGTGTCGATCGAGCTGACGTCTTGTTGCGTGATCGTGAATTTTTCCCTCATGGTTTTAATGGTTCCCGTTGCGTGTTGCGAAGTAAGCGCCCAAAGCTGTCGTCAAGCCAGTAGCGATCGCAAGAAAAATTTCACCGCCGCTCTCGGATAACGGTCTCCCGCGTATGGTGATGCCAATGAGCAAAACTAAGCCCCAGCCGATGAGCCCTGCTGCGACGATGAATGCTACTTGATCGCGTGGTGTTAGGTTCATTGATTCCTTACCAGTTCGATGCCGCCACCGAACGTTCGCACATGCGGCGATCCTGTCGTCGTGCTCAGCGTCCAAGTCAGCGCCAGCGCGTTCGCAGAAGTCTGAGTGTCAACGAGTATTGGAAACGAACCAGTGTCTGCTTGATCGCTGGTCATAGCCCCAGTGTCATTGAAAAGATGATCGTCCTCTTTCATCATGGTTACCGCAGAACCCGAAGTGCCTACCGTCCGCAACGTCACGTAAGCGTCGATGCGCCAGCTGCGGTTCGTCAATGCAATCGCGCCATCGTTTTTAATGACAGGGCGCGCAATCAATTCGGTTGCTCCCCATCGTAGGCGTGGTGTGAAGGTTGTGACTATCGTTCCAGCATCCATGTTGCCCCATGCGAAGATGTGATATGTCGCGCCAGCCAAAGGCGCACCAGGCGCAACCGTATAAGACACATGCGCCGTCTCTGACGAGATGATCTGGTCTGTAGTCGAAGTCACCGTCATAAGGCCGCCGCTCAACGGCGGAATCCAACTGCGAACTCCTCCGCTACTCGATGAAAGCACCGACCCAGTGAGCGCAGGATTGCCTAGCGCTGCTTCGTAGTCAGTGCCAGCTGTAGCGATCGCGATCTTTCCTGCAGTTGCTTTCACTACGCCGCTGCCGATGCTCGACACAGTCAGACCTGTTCCTGCTATCGTCACGCCAGCGCCACTGCCTGAAAGCACTAGCGACTGCGCTGTGCCGCCTGCGCTTATCGTGAACGCGCCTGTCGTCTTGTCGTAGCTCGCAGTGCCGATGCCGCCGAGAGTGCCATTGTCGTTGAATTGCAGCGACTGATTCGGCCCACCCGGCTGCACTGTTATCGGTGGCGTCGGCGTCGGGGACGGCGTTCCAGCTGCGCCTAATGAAGCGCCGCTTACGACCCAATTCGTGCCATTGAAATATCCGAGCACGTGAAACGTGCCGCCAGCTGTGATCACTTCGCCAGGCTTGCCGACGTTGCTGTCGTTGAACGCTCGCAGCGTTCCTTCGATCGCTCCACCCGCTGGCGGTGGCGCTGTCGTGACACTTGCCACACCAAGCGTGACAGCGTTGTTCACAGTCACTCGCTTCTGCACTTTGTCCCAGGTGAAGTTCGCATCGCCAGCGAAGAGATTACTGTCATTGAACTGCACCTGCTGATTCAATCCAGCTGCGTTGCCAGATGGGAACCCGAGCTTCGTTGCGAGTGTCACGTCAATCGACGAGCCAGACGCGAACGTCCACGTGCCAAGCAACGGCACGCCACTTTGAATCGTGAGCGTCGCTGGTGCTGCGTATGTAGTTTTGGTCTTTACCGTTTGATCGGCAAGCCCGATCGCGGCCACGCTCAGCGCGGCGAGTGTGATCATCAGTAGTCTTTTCATGTTCCTGGTATTGCTGTGTAGGTGATTTGATCGATCCAATTTGTGCCGTCGAAACACTGCAGCGTCATGCCAGTCGCTGTCGCAACCAAGCGTGCGTGCGTGCCAATGTTGAGCGTGTTGACTGTCAACGGGTCTGGCACGTCAGCGCTCGGCAGCATGCTTGCGCTCGCTTGCTTGCTCACACCACCTTGCTCGATCTCGATCAGATCAGCAGGATTGATGACTGTTGCCTTTGTTGGTATGCCGCCAATCGTAGTGTAGCCGCTCGGCGATGGTGCCGGCACGTCTCTCGCTGAACGTGTCGACGAGCGCTTGATATTTGTCGTTGTATTCATGTTGTCGTTGGTTGTGATGTGATGACTCTCGTGTTGGCGTCTGTAGTGTCTCGAATCAGCCCGTCTGTCGTGATTCTAGCGACGCCAGCAGGCGGCGGCGGTGGTGGCGGAAACACCAACGGAATTGGCGGCAGTCGCGGCGTCTTTGTCGGCGACGCGAAGTAGTTGCTGCGATTATACTGCGTGGTCGTTCCGAAGAGAACGTTCATGACGTTGAGACGCAGATCGCAAGCGAGATGTCCTACAAGCACGTCAGCATTGAACTGTATGTCGACAGGCTGCGCGCGCGGTTCCCAGAAGTAGAGCGCATCAAGTATCGCGATCGTCGCGAGCTGCGCGTCGTTGATCGGTCGGTCGACGATTGTCTGGTCGATGCCGAGCAGTCGTTCGAGTGCTGCGCTGTAGAGCGGTGTCGTGAGAATGATCTTCACGTTCTGAAAAATCTCTTTGTAGCTGATCGCGCCGAAGTCGATCTGATCGAACGAGACCATGTTCAGCGGGATGCCGTCAGCGTCAGCGAACATGATTTGCCAGTTCGCGCCGTAGTCTGTCGTCTGACCATGCGCGGGCACTTCTGCAGAAGGGCTGTCAGTCACAATGACGCTCGGCGCTGGAATACGCTGCTCACTCGGACTGATGAATGGCGGAAATGTCGTCGCTGGCATATATTTAGATCGCTCCTGAACCGATCAGCCCATCGGCGAAACCTGGAATGCCAGCCATCGAGAGCAAGCCTTCGCTGAAAGGAATGTATTCTTTGAACGTCACGTCGATCTCGACGCCGATGAGACGACCGCCCGGCAGCCAGTGTTTGTGTGCTTCGTGCATATCAGTGATGACGAACATCGACAAGCCTGGCCCCATCGGTTTGGCGCCGACGATCAGCGGTGCTGCGATCGCGTTCTCGTGAAAAAAGTGCCACTCTGCAAGAATCGGGTTCGGGTCGCCGCACCACGCAGACTGCAGCTTGATCTTCATCTCGATCTCGATCAGGTCGTTGCCCGCCCATTCGAGCAGCGGTTTGCGCAGATGCACCATGTGCGAACCGAATCGCCCGCTGTATTTGCGCTCGATCTCATAGAACGTGTGGATGCGCCCGAGATTGCGTCCGAAGATGATTGCGCCGTAGACACCTTCAATCATGTCGCGTTCCCCTTCAAAACACGCTCTTCAAGCGTCCGTAGGCGCGTCTCCAAGGCTTTGATGCGCTGCTGCAGCTCAGACTCGCGCTCAAGCGCTGTCGTGTGATGTCCGTTGACGTCGGTGTGAACGCCGCTCGTCGTCATGTTGCCTGTGTGCGTGATGTCGCCAAGAATAGTGACAGGGCCTTCGAGCGTGATGCTGCTGCCCTTCAGATGAATGTTCTGCTGATCGAGAAAGAGTGTGCCGTTCGGTGCCTCAAGGTTCAGGTCGCTGTCAGAATGCAGCGTGATCTTCGCACCGTTTGTCGTGTTGATCGCGATGTCGCCCTTGTGATTGATCGTCAGCTTTTTCTCGTTGTCCAAGAGCACGTCGCCTTTGAGCTTCCATGTCAACTCGCCTTTGCCATCGTTCGCGTCGAACTGCATCGTCGAGCCGTCGTCATAGATGACATAGTCGAGCTTCGGGTCGCTCACAGGCGGTGGGTTGCTCGTCGTGTAGAAGCTGCCGATGACAAGGTAGTCGCTTGTGCCATTCGCCATCTTGACCATCACGACAGGCGTGCCGATGCGCGGAATCGCGTATGACCTTTTCGCTGTCGACGCGGTCTGCAGCATAGGGATAGGCTTCGAGATCAACGATGTGCCGTTGTGATCTTTCTTGTCAGGCATGATCACGCGCACGTTCGCGTGCTTGTCGTCACACTCGATCTTTGTGACGTAGCCGATCACGACTGCATTCGCGAAGCGCGTGTCGTGACCTCTCGCGAAGTCTGAGTCTGAGAGAATGTTCTTGCGTGACATAAGTCAGTAGCCTACGAGGCAGTGTCGCGCTTGCAGCGTCGTCGTGAATTGTGGGCCGCACTTGTGCTCAGCGCTCTCAAGAAACCACTTCCCGTCATACTTGCCAACGCCAGAGAGCGTGAACGTCTGACCTGCTGCGACGAGCGGATTGCCAAGCGACAGCTCGATCTCTGCGTGAACCATGTCTTTGTTCTTGTCGCGCAGCTTGCTCTTCGCGAGTCGCTGATCGCTCGCTGATGGGCCTGACGCATTCCAATCGCCGACAGGATCGCCTGCAGCTCGCGGCGTGATCGAGCGTGTGCCACCACCGTTGCCCTCTTCCTCTTCCTCCTCTTCGTCTTTGCCGTCAGTGCTCTGGTTGACGTTCGTGTGCCAATCGTCGACAGCGTCAGAATCGCCTGCGATCGCCTCTTCGCTGTGCATCTTGCCACTCGCAGGATCGACGTGCGAGACAGTCGCTTTCTTCGTCGTGTCGATCAGCTTCGTCGTGAACTTGCCACCGCTCATGCGATAGCACGCGAGGCCAGCGAGCGGTGCTGCGTTGCCGTAGACGAGCGCGAACTTCGGCGCGACTTGTTCGAGCTGCTCTTCATCAAAGACGATGATCTCGCCTTTGTGCACCTTGATCGCGAGCTTCGCGTCTTTCGCGCGGTGCATCAAAAATTCGAGCGCGCTTTGCTCGGTCTGCTCGACTCGCGAGTATGTCGGGTTGTAGTCGCTGTTCCACGTGAGTTTCATGTGATGATTCTCTTCAGCGATCTGTTCAGCGATCTTGCGCAGCGTTGTGTCATCCCAGCCGCGCACTTCGTCGCTCGCTTTGAGATGAACGTCGGTTGGAATCGACGTCGCCTTGATCGAGACTGTGTGCTGTGGCAGTTCGAACTCGATCTCGTCAATCCATAGTCGCCCGCAGTCGAGCTTGAGCGCAGACGCGTTCGGAGAGAACCAGCGCTCTGCGATGATGCCGATGTCGAGAAAAGCGCCTTTGTCGGGCATCCAGTCGCTGATGAAACGATCGTCGCGATCAGCGAGCTGCAGATGCAAGTCGTCAGCTTTCTGTCCGTCGCAGCTGTCGGTGTATGCGAGATTCAGAAAGTAGGGCTCCAGCTTCGAGTAGTAGTCGATGCCGTTCATGACGATCGACGGACGAGCTGTGCGGACTTGTAAGATCATGGCGGGGTGATGATTTGCTGCTGCTGTCGTTCGATCTTCGTGAGCGTGAGTTGACCGCCTTGCAGTCGATGCTGAATAAAATGCAGCAAGCTCTTCGACTTCGGCACATCGAGCGGCACAACATGCTGCACAGCTTTACTGCTGCCGAGTTCGCGCACGTAGACGATGACGACGACGCCTGCGACTTCAGCTCTCTTTGCATCAGGCGTGACGATCGTGCTCATGGTATCAGTGTTGCGATCTTCCAAGGCACGAGCGGAATCTCGGTCTCGATCTGCACTTCAGGCACTGTCACCGCGATGCCTGCAGGGAAGCGTGCTATCTCGCGCAGCGGGTAGTTCGCTTCAAGTAAGCGGTACATCAGATGCTCGTTGCCGCGCTTGAAACCGTAGACGCGGATCGCGATCATGTCCCACCAGTCGTCTTGAATGCTCACGTAGATTCGAGGGTTGCTTTGTGGCGCTGTTGACGTCGTGATTTGCTGCGGTGGCAGCGGGACTGGCTCAGGTGGAACTGGCACGATTGCTCTTGGCGCTGTCGTGTTCACTTTACTGATAGCCCCCTTCGTAAGAGAGACGACGCTCTTGACTCTGCGCTCGTGAGAATTGCTTGATGAAGTCACTCGCGAGATCGCGCAGACGCGAGTCCATTGCGCGCTGCTCTGCTTCTGTTGCGTTGCCGTTGATCGTGATGTTCGGCGTGAAGTTGAGCGTGTGCCCACCGCCGCCCATGAGCAGCTGCGCTGCGCGCGAACCGCGAGTCAGCGGGATGACAGCTTCAGGGCCCTTCTCTGCGAGCGTCGCGATCTGCGGCGTGTTCGCGATGCCGCCTTGCTGATATGCGCGAGAGTATTTGTAGGCAGCGGTGTTCGCCTCGCTCGGCTTGCGCAGCCCGTAGTAGTCTTCGCCGTGCTGCTCTTTGATCGCGCCGTGAATCTCGTTGATCATGCCTTGATCAGTGAGACCACCGAGCGCGTTTCTGCCAGCACCAATCTGATCGATCATCTCTTTCACTTGCAGTGAGCGCGCGTCGCTCAGACCTTTTGCCATGACAGCTTGTGTCTCGCCTCGCTTGTAAGGGCCATAAAACCCGCCTTTAATCATACTCTCGATGCCCTTGTAGGTGCCTGCCGTTTGCTCGTTGACGCTACGATTGACGAGCGATTCGAGAACGTTTTTCTGATCTTCAGCGCCTGTCGCTTCTGTCGCGAGCGTTGCTGACACGAGGTTGCGCAACTCTGGTCGTTGCAAGTCTGCGACGACACTTGCGCGCTCTGCTTGCACTGCTTTGAGACCTTCTGCGCTGAGCGGCATCTGTGTCGCTGCTTTTTGTGCTGCTGCTGTCGGCGCTGCTGCGCCTGCTACTGCTGCGCCTGCTGCTGCGCCTGCACCTACTGCTGCGCCAGCTGCTGCCCCGCCAGTTCCACCCATCCATGTCGGTCTATTTGTCCACTGCTTTTTGATGTCGTCCCAGTAGCCATGAAACTGCTTGAGCGCCTCTTCCCATTGCTTCGCGAAGCCGAACGTCCAATCGATCTTCGACCACTGCTCTTTCAAGCGCTCCCATTCGTTGATGATGTTCGTGATCTGTGTGTCCCACCAGTCGCTGTAGTTCGCCCAAATTTCAGCTGGGTCTTTGAACTTGCTCTTGAGACGTTTCAATGCCTTGTAGAGTTCTGCGAGCTGTGTCGAGAACTGATACTGAGCTGGGACTTGCGGTTCGAGAAAGTGACGACGACCTACGTCTGCAACTTCAGGCATCTGCGTGCCTTTGACGACGTTCTTGAAGTTCTGCCACGCAGGAATAACTCTGTGCTCGATGACGCTCGCGATGCCTTCTGTTGCCTTGCCAACAAGGTCGACAGCGTCGATCAGCAGCGGCTTGATCTGTGGCAACACTCTGACCCACATGTCGGCCATCCTTGCTTGGATAGGGATAAGTTCGTTCCCGATCTCTTTGCGCGCCTTTTCAAGCTCGTTGTTGTAGCGCTGAATGCGACCGAGAGGCGTGATCGCTTCACTGATCGCTGTGCCTTTCGCGAACTTCAGACGCTTCATGAGATCGTCGAGTCGCCCTTGGTATGTGACGATTTGCTTGCCCCAGTCAGATGGCAGGAAGAGACCGTAGCGCGCACCTTGTCGCGCAGGCAACTTGCCAGTCTGTATTGCTTTGCCGAGCGTCTTCGCAAGCTGAACTGCTTCGTCTTCGCTCGCAGTGACGCCTTCGACCGCGACGAGCAGATCGCCCATCGCGGCGACAGAGTGCATGATCTGCTTCGGCGGCACACCCATCAGCGCGAGCTGCTTTGACATTGCGTTGTAGATTTTTTCGGACAACACGCTTTGTTCTGCGAGTGCTTCGTTGTGCGCCGTGATCAGCTCTTGCTGCTGCTTTGCTTTTTCGAGCGACTTCGCGATGTCGCCGTGACCGGCAGCCATGATCGCGTTGTTCCTGAGCAGCAGAAATTGAATGCTCTTGATCGTCTTTTGAAAGTGCGCAGCCTCTTCGGTCGCGCCTTCAAAGAGGCCTCTGAGCACTTTCGAGACACCGAAAGCTGCGAACCCAGCGCTGAGCAAGCCGACAATCCCTGTCAGCTTGGTCAGGCCAGAACCGAGCGAGAATGCGAGAGTGCGCATTCGACGCATGCGCGCTTCAGCAAGCGCTGTCACGCTCTTGAATGAGCCGAGCAGCTTGCCGCCGATCGCGAAGATCGCTGTGTATTGACGTTTGGCATCAGCCATGTGTCATCACCCCGCTTTCGCTGCTGTGTGCTCTTGTTCGAGTTGGTTGGTGAGTTCTGTCATATAGTCAGAGACTTCAGAGAGAGGCAGCTCCATCCAGTAGTCGACGGGGCCGAGGCCCGCGCGTGCGAGACGCACTGAGATTGAGCGCAGGAGCGCTGTTACGCTTGCTCCTCTTCCGGCGAGCTGCCACAGGCTTTTAGGACTTCGACACGCAGAGGCGTGTAGTATCGCCGTGGCAG